GCGCTGAGGACGTCAATTTGTACCCAAATAAGATTGTGGAATTGCGTGAAGATCGCGTCTGGAAGGAACAGTTAGATCGACTTGCAAAGAAGAGACAAATCAAGATTCTTAATAAACCAGCTGCTGAATGACCTTAATAATTGTACAATCGTAATATCGATTTCAGTTGTAAATAGAATATGACAAGAAAAGAATTTATACAGTCTGACTCTCAAGTAGTAGAATGTCCAATTATCTTCAAAAGAGGACCTTTGAATTTGAAAGTTAAGTGTGATACTTGTAAAGAAATTATTGATATATCCTTGGTTGCTTACTGGGGTCGTAGGAAGAATGGGCCTTGGTCCTGTTTTAAATGCCTTAAACCAATGTTAATAGAAAAAGCCAAGAATAATCCCTTATATTCAGATTCAGAATATAAGGAGAAATTTAAGAAGTTACATAGTAATCCAGAATATTATAAGAAAGTTCATAACGACGAAGTGAGAAATAAAATATCTCAGTCTCAGAAGGCCGTATGGCAGGACCCGTCTAAACGGGAATTACACCTGAGACATAGGAGGACAAATAAATTTAGGCGACGCATATCTGAATGGTCTAAAGGCAATTGGAATGATCCAAAGTATAGGGAAAGACAATACGAGGTTAGGGGAGATCCAGATTTTCGTAAAGCTGCTTCTGAACGGGCAAAGAAATTATGGCAAGATCCTAAGTATCGAGAGAATATGATTAAGGTTTTAGATAAAGCTAGAATTAAATCACAATCTCTCCCATTTGATCATATTAATTCATATCAATTGAAACTTTATAAGATGCTTGATAACCTTGGCGTCCGTTATTTTAAGGAAGGGCCAGAAACTATGGTCGGTCCAATAGAGGCTAATTCAGGACGATGGTCTGGGTATTCTTTTGATTGTTTAGTTCCATTAGAAGATAGGAAATTATTTATTGAATGTAATTCTAGGTTCACTCATCCAGAATCTAAGAGACCAAGAGATATCGCAAAGGCAACATTATTAACAAAATTAGTTCCAAAATCTGAATTAATGACGATCTGGGATCTGGATTTTAGAAATCCATGGCTGCTACGTAATAATCTAATGAGGAAACTTGGTTTAACGTCATATAAGATGATTGATTATGAATTGAAAGATGTGTTAATTAAATCAATTAATGATATTGATGAATTACAGAGATTCTTTGGATATTATCATTATCTTGCTAATATTGGTAGGAAGGGATCGAGACGTTATGCTGCTTATTGTAATGGAGAGCTTATAGCTGCTTGTGTCTTCAGTTCACCAACTCGAAACGAGAGTATTGTTAAGCAAGGATTGAAGCGAAATCAACTATATGAGCTTACTAGATTTTGTATTCATCCTTGTTATCAAAGGAAAAATTTTGCATCCTGGTTTCTTGGAAAAGCATTGAAGTTATTTTGGATGGATGAACCAAGAGTTATAAAGATAATCTCATTTGCAGATACGACATATAATCATCAAGGAATAATATATAAAGCTACTGGCTGGAAATTAGATGGCGTGGTACGCCCTGATTACTGGTATCAGAATTCAGATGGTGGATATATTCATAAGAAGACAGTTTGGGATTTAGCTAAGAAATTTAAATTAACGGAACATGAGTATGCCAATCAAAACAAACTTTCACCAATATGGGGAAAACAAAAACTTCGATATGTGATTGCTAGATAAGTCTTGTAATCAAAATTATAATGGTACGTTAGAAAAGGAGAAAAATAATGCCAGTTTTCCTTTCACCGGGAGTATACGCGAGAGAGATCGACCTGAGCCTAGTTCCAGCTGCGGTCGGTGCGCTCACCCCGGCATTCATTGGGACGGCGAAGAAGGGACCTCTACAAGAGCCAACCTTCATTTCCAATGCCCAACAGTTCATCGATACATTCGGTGAACCATTCCCAGAAAGCTTCCTCGGATACGCTGTAATTGCGTACTTCGAGCTTGGCAACCGAGCTTGGGTAATGAGGGTCGGCGTCGAATGCGAAACTGGCCAACCAGACGCACTGGCCGATATCTGCATCGACAGATCCGGAGCACGCGAACACGGCTGGGGCAGAATAGCCGTATTCACCGGAATCGCATACGGCCAAGTATGCAGCCGCGTAGTTAACGCAGATGCACCACTCAACTTTCACCAAGCACTCGTACACGACATCAATTATAACGACGTCGAAGTATCTCCAACTGACGGACCAGCAAGTGCCACACTCAGTTTCCCAAACTTGCACGCCTACCTTGGACCGATTGATGACTCCTACATCGTACTCATCATCAGTGACCCAACTACAGCAGGGTCAGTCATGGATGGCGCAGCATACCAAGTCATCAGAAGCTCAGATGGTCTGGTTGTTGCCGGAACGATCGTAGAAAGTGGTATACCAGGGACTTCTACCCTAATAGATATCGGCGACGGATTAGTGTTCCAAATAGTAGTTGTTGGCGCATCACCGATCGGTATCAATGACACATTCACATTCCAAGCCCAGCCAGATAACCGCAAGTTCTCCTTCAATGTGGATCACCAAGACCCACTGACGGTGAATGAATACACAATTCCGGATGGCTCCAGCTACGACAACGCAACCGACTTCGCGAACGCCTTCAATGCCCTCCTTGTTGGAGGTGATGATTATAAGGCAATCGCACAGGAAGATGATACCGCTTGCTTCCGAACAGACGTTGCAGGTGAATCCATCCAACTGGTTAGTACTGAAGCTTTTGCTTTGGAGGTAGGCCAGGTACTTTACGCATACGACATCCCGCGCTCCTATCTCCAATCCACCGATTCCGGACCGTACGACATCACTTCCTCCAATAACCGGGTCGCGATGAATGTTATCGGTTCGACCAGTACCCAGGCGATTGAATTCACTCTCTCAGTCGGCATGTCAATCACGCCAAGTGCCATTGCAGCACAGCTCCACAATGCTGGTGTCAGCGGTGGTACCAGATACTGGCGATCCTTCTCGATGCTTGTTCCTGGTGGATTTGAGGAAGTATTCATTGAGACCATCGTTGATAACCAGTTCAGCCAACTCCAGCTGCTGGCCGATACTTCACACCTCAAGTCGCTTCGTTTCGCTGAGACCCTTGAGATCCTTTACCCGTACACCCGCCCATACGAAGTCTTCAGTGATTCGAGGGTGTACCTGCCAGACTCTGGTTCAGTTGCCGGACTTCCTCTTTCCTGCGATGTTTCTCCACTGAGTGATGAATGTGCTGCTGATACAGCTTATTTCCAGAACATCGTAGGCTGGCTCGTGGCGAAATCCCCTGGTACCTGGGTTGACAGTTACCAGGTCAGCCTACAGATTTACCGCAGAGGAACAAGTGGTGGAGACGTTGCTGGCCGATACCAGGTCATCATTTCAGACCTCAATGGAAATACCGTCGAGTCGATCGATGACGTATCGTTCGATTCAACCGATACGCGTTACATCGCGAACGTCATCAACTCGGGATCACCGATTGGTGGAGCGAATGGGGACCTCTACGTTGAGTGGATTCCTCGCCCAAGCTTCCTGAACAATGATCCTGACAACGATCCGACGAACTATGAGGTTCGCTTGCCTGGTTCGTACTACCGCCGCTCCTTCACTGGCGCTGCGAATGGCATCCCGACTGACCCAGTCTACTCCACAGAATTGGACCGGGTCATCATCGGCAATCCAGCTGAAGAGACCGGCATCTTCGCCTTCCAGAATCCAGAAGTTTACGACATCACATTGCTCATCATCCCAGGTGCAAGCTCTGGTGCAGTGATCGGTCAGGGTTTGCAAATGTGCGAAGCCCGTGGCGATGTCCTGATGATCATCGACCCGCCATTTGGTCTCCGTGCTCAGCAGGTTGTTGACTGGCACAACGGCATGCTTTACAGCGATCTGGCCCAGGCGATTAACTCCAGTTATGGCGCTCTGTACTTCCCATGGCTGCAGGTCTTTGATCAGTTCAGCGGCCAGACGATTTACATCCCGCCAAGTGGTCACGTTTCTGCGGTTTACGCTCGAACGGCGAATGTTGCAGAGCAGTGGTTCGCTCCGGCTGGTCTGAACCGTGGTCACATCCTGACTGCGCTTGATACGGAAGTCGATTTGACGCAGGGTGAACGTGACCTGCTCTACGGTTACGGTAACGCTGTTAATCCAATCGTGAACTTCCCGCAAGAAGGGATTACGGTGTGGGGTCAAAGGACACTTCAGAGGAGGTCTTCGGCTCTCGATCGTGTGAACGTCCGAATGTTGCTGATCTTTATCAAGAAGAATGCATTGCGGTTCCTGCGGCAGTTTGTCTTTGAGCCGAACGACGCAACGACTCGCGCTCAGGTCGTGAATATCAGTAATCCATTCCTAGCAGACATCCAGGCCCGACGCGGCTTGACTGGATTTGCGGTGGTCTGCGATGAACGGAATAATACTGCTGAGCGCATTGATCGAAACGAACTTCACGTGGCCTACTTCCTAAAGCCAACACGCGCAGCTGAATACATCCAGCTGAATCTTGTGGTCCTCCGCACGGAAGCCAGCTTTACTTCGGCAGAAGTTTTGGCGGCTGCTGGTTTAGTTACTGCTTAATCATTGGAGAAAGGGAGGTAATGAACCTCCCTTTTTTCATGTATTTGATTCTGTGGTTAGCGAGGGCACTAAAAATGATTGAGTATTCATCCCAACTTGAATCATTTAAGAGTAAAGATGTAGTGCAGGTTAAATGTATAAGGTGTTTTAATGCCGTTAAAACTAAGGTGTCATCATTAAGGTATTATTTTAAGCATAAATCTGATAGGTATGTCTGTCATCATTGTAAAACTAAAGAGAATGGTCCGTCAATCGGTCTGAAAATTAGGGCTAAGGCGAGAGAAAAAGGTTTTGTGGTTTCTGACTATAAGAACGAAAAATGTGTCATCTGTGGGACTATAGTTGAAGCTAGAATTAGGAATATTAATAAAAATAAGAAGAGAAATAAGGGTGAGTTTCATTGTGTTTCTTGTTCTTTAAAGAAAGCTCATAAGGATGGGAAATTTGACCCTATCTATACTCCTACTTTTAAGGAGAAATTGAAGAATGAGTCTGAAAAATTTTGGATTGAAAATCGAGCGACTTGGAAGTCTAGGATTGTTACTGATGATTTTCGCAGGGCAATGTCTATTTATGGTAAGCGAGCTTGGATAGTTGATGAATACAGGCAAAGGATGTTGGTACTTCGGGCTGATCCTGAACATCGGAAGAAATTATCTAAATGGTCGAAGATGGCTTGGGCTGATGCTGATTTTCGCAAGAAGATGTCTGATGTTGATAAGGGTGTTATGTCTGAGAAGGGTAAATTGGGTTGGAAGAAGCTTAGGGAGTCATTATCAGAAGAACAGATAAATGAGAGATTTTCTAAATTTGGGAAAATGGCTTGGACAGATGATTTTAAGATTAAGATGGCTGAAATTAGATTGAATCAACCTAAAACCTCAACTCAACAGAAGATTCTTTATTCTATGCTTTCTGATCTTGGGGTGGAATTTTCTGATGATATTTCTTCTCTTTGTCAGATTGGTTTTTATGCTTTCGATTGTCGTATTGATCCACAGGTTAAAGTGAATATTTCTAGACCGTTGTTGATTGAAGTTCAGGGTGACTATTGGCATAACCTTCCTAAGGCTGTTGCTAAGGATAAATCTAAATCAACTTATTTGAAGACTTATTTTCCGGAGTTTGATTTGAAGTATCTGTGGGAACATGAGTTTAATAATAAGGATAGGGTTGTTTCCTTGTTAAAGTATTGGCTTGGGATGAGTAAGAATGAACTTAAATCGTTTTCTTTTTCTGATGTCCAGGAGAGGGTTATTGAGGCTAGTGAGGCTGAATTATTTATTTCGAAATATCATTATGCTGGTAGGTTGGGGAGGAGTGGTTTGAATCTTGGATACTTCCTTGGGGATGAGCTAGTTGCTGTAATTGTTTATTCTAATCCAGTAAGACAAGAGGTTGCCACCAAACAAGGTTGTCTTTATAAGGAGGTTTTGGAGTTATCGAGATTGGCTATTCATCCTGATTATCAAATTAAGAATTTTGCTAGCTTTCTTATTTCACTTTCGATTAAGTCAGTTCATTCAATTCGTCCTGAAATTAAGATATTGGTTAGTTTTGCCGATACAACGCACAACCATTTGGGGACGATTTATAAGGCTAGTAATTGGAAATTAGATGGTGAAGTTCCTCCTGATTATTGGTATGCTGATGATAGGGGTTATATTTGTCATAAGAAGACTTTATGGAATCATGCTAAGAAGATGTCGATGACTGAATCTGAGTATTGTGAGAAATATAACTATGTTAAGGTTTGGGGTAAGGAGAAGTTTAGGTATGTATTTGATTTATAAGGTTATAATGGTAAGATTAGGTATACAAGTGTGCGTGTGAAGCATAGGTAGCGATGCGCTCGTCGATCCAGGCGAGAGAGGGAGTTTCAATACTGCCCACACGCTGATATAAATTACTCAAGGAGAATTGAATGAATCCGAAAACATCTACATCACAGATCGGGTCATTAGGTTCGGATGGTGGTTGTTTTATGCTTTTTGAGGTGAAGAGGATTTATTATAAACAGTCCCTAGGTTTTGGGATGAATTGGTATAGTGTTTGTCTAAATAATGGAATGCGTATTGCAGCTACGAAATATAATGCTTGGGTTGTCATCCGGAATGGATGTGAGATTGCTCTTCCTACGGAAAAACTTAAGAAGGGAGATAAATTTTGGGTTGATGTAACTGCTTTTCCGATTTGTCCAGTTTGGTTTGACAATTCTTCAAAAATATAGAAGCCGATGACTG